CGCTACTGAACTTGTGGATGTGTACTTTCCCACCAACTCTCACCGTGTTGGTGATGATGGACACGGGCGTGGTTTGCGATACCCCACCGCCTTCAACGAGGATGTGCTAACAGCCCTTGACGAGCCGTATCACGCATCGGGTGTTGTGCTGTCTCATCACACCGCTGAGCCGAACATGAACGACGGATACATCCGTGCCCGCAACGATGTGTTACAGGTTGACGAGGTGCCCCGTGGTATCAGCGCACGCCTTGACATCGCAGAAGACGGCTTGCTTAAGCCCGAAGCCGTGGTAAGCGACCGTGTAGAAACCGTGAGCGGTGACTCTCCACACAAGGACGCTGTAAGCCGCAGTGCGCCCCGCATTGGACTTGACACTGAGAATGTAGAGGGCGTAGATGACAACCTCATCGCCATTAACACTGAGGCTCACAGCCTACACTCCGACCGTGGTGTGGGCCAGCGTGTCATCGTGCATGGTGGTATGCAAGCAGGCTCGCAAACGATTGGTCATTACGACCTCACAGCCCTTGATTTCAGTGGCCAGCCACAGGGTGGTGCTATGCGCCTCTCCCATACCTCCAACTTCAATCCACTCGGCGGTACCTACATTGCAGAAGCCCGCAACTTCGTATCACCGATTGACGATACTGAATGGGGTGGCATTCCTACATCCGGCATGGCGTTGTGGCTCAAAGCCGACAGTCTTGATTTGGCTGATGGAGATGCTGTTACCTCATGGAAGGATGTGAGTGGTAACGGTCATGAGTTTACGCAAGGTACAGCCAGTGCTCAACCATCTTATACGGCGAGCGACAGCGATTTCAACAACATGCCCTTGGTAGCGTGCGACGGTAGCGATGAAATGAGCGCACCATTCAGTGAATTGTTAAACACCAATCAAATGACACTGTTTGTTGTAGCGGCGATTACTACGGACAATGACAACTACAACGGTATTTTGGTTAGCAGGCGTACTTCTCCCAATGTACAAGGTTTCAACCTTTATGGAAACATGACTGGTTCAAGCAACAGTTGGCAGTTTTGGTATGGTAGGGGTGCTAATTTTGGAGCGATAAGTGCTGGCACCGACACAGTCACAGTGAACCAACCCTCTATACTCACAGCGCAAATTGCTGGTGGTGATGGAGCGGGTGCTACCGCAACACAGACCTTTAGGGTGGATGGTGTGTTGAAGAGTACAAAAAATGAGGCTTTCTTCAAAGCAACTTCGGGCAATTATGGTATAGGACGAGTACCCAATCCGTATTATCTCAACGGTCAAATTGCTGAAATCATTCAATACAATCGTGTTTTATCTGCAACAGAAACTCTACAAGTAGAGGGCTATCTAAGCGCAAAATACGGAATTACTGCGGCTTCTGTTTGGAAATCCAGCAACCCGTATCAAACCGACACCAACGGTCACCAGCGCACCAATCTCACTGACAAGCGCATTTCCTACATGTTGCGCCCAGTTCGTTTACTGGACAAACAACACGCTGAAATGTTCCGTTCCAACCTTGCCCTTCACTCATCAAGCCCACAGTATGGTAGCAACTACTTCGGTTCCACCGCTGGTGGTAAGTACGGATTGTATGTGTACGAGACAACCAACGGTCAAGCATCGGCAGGCTCGTACATTCGTAGCACCAACCCCGACACCAACCCACCTTATGCACCTGCATACTACATGGACATCAGTGCAAGCGACACTGTGCCAATGAGTCAAGGCCCGAAAATCATCGGCACCGCCGCCACTGGATTTGATTCATCGTTATTAGATAACGAGATTACCCGTGTCGTGATGAGCGAAAACACCCTGCAACACTACCGTGCAGATGCCGCACGCCGCCGCACTCATCAAGAGGGTGAGAGCAAGGAAGAGCGCATGGATTATACCGTCCAGCCTCGCTTCTCCCAATCCCTGCATCCCAAAGGACATAAAGGAGATGTCTCCTACAATTCAAATGACCATAGTGGTGATGCTTCGTGATGGATTACGATTTTTGTGATTGTTGTTCGCCTGCTGAATTAGCCTTTGCTGTAATGAAGGCCAAAAAAAGTAAGCCATTTCATGGTTATAACCCAAATAAGCACAGTAAGAAAGGTGGACTGAACGCTAAGGGTCGTGCCGCCGCCAAGCGTAAGAGTGGTGCAAACCTCAAACCTCCTGTGACAACCAAGCCAAGCAAACTTAAGCCCGGTTCAAAGAAGGCAAAGCGTCGTAAGTCGTTTTGCGCTCGCATGAGTGGTGTCAAAGGTCCGACCAGCAAAGGTGGTAAATTGACACCAAAGGGAGCATCCTTGAAGCGATGGAACTGTTGAGGGTTTGATATGGTGTTTGAGAAGGCGTGGAACTTTCTCAAGGCTTCTCGGCAAATGAAGTTGTACAACTACATAGAAGACTACCCCGATAGGGAACCTGTCACTGCTTACCGTGGGGTTCCATTCCCAACCACACAACCAATGGATGGCAATCAGTGGTATCAAAAAGACACTCCAATTGACCTTGATAGAAAAGGGACATGGTGGGCTGAAGGTGGGGCTGAGCCGCACGCCACCGCTTCATTTTTTGGTCGGATGCCCAATGAACCGGGGGCGAGTAACGAGCGGGCCATTGTACTCGGACATAGGGGTAAACTGGAAAACATTGGAAATGTTCAACGACGACGCAATGAATGGAATCCCGCTAACGATGCTAAAATGGATGAAGCCTTTGTTTCTCATGACCGACCCATAGATTGGGAAAACATCGTGTTATCACAACCAACAAAAAGTGTCACCGATAACATGACTGAAGGAGAACATGACAAATGGATAGAAAACTTCTATTCAACTACAGGAAGAAGGCCACAGGACGGTGTGCAAGAATGACCGTCCTCAAGAACACAAGGACTGGTCGGTACAGCACTGACGCAGATGAGGTCATGACCCATGTGCGTAAGCCAGTGTTCGTGGACAACGCCATTCATCACGGTCGCATCAGCGTGCAGAAGGCAAACAAGGTCAAAGTCACGGTAGAAAAGAAAAACACTCGTAATTTACAAGTGATGCCGCAACGCAACTACCGTATCCTTGAGGGCGAATCGTACATCCAGTTGTCGCATAACAACACACCCGGCCATTCGCTCAATACTGCCCCTTTCTTTGCTGATGATTTAATTTCCAGCACCAACAGCCCTATGCTCATCTACAACGCTGACGCATCAGCACAACGCCTGTTACCGCACACGGTTGAATCATCATCGTTTGGTGTGCTGGTGAACCTACGCAACATGAAGGGCAAGACGCTGGACGGTATCGGGTTCACTGGTCGCACCGTTAAACTCGGCCAGCCTGTAGATGTGGGCCTGCGTACTACGGACTTGGCTGTGCGCCTTGGTGAGTCCATCAACAGCGGCGCAACCAGCGTAAACATCTCACGCCCACAGAATGTCACTGCATCATCGGCACGCAAGCACAGTACACGCTTCTTGGGTCAAGACTTCAACAACATGAACCTCATGACCGCCCTGCGCTTCCTTGGCCGTCACGACAGCCGTATGCTTCTGCTTGACCGCTTCGGCAACCTGCTGTACATTCCCATCACATTCAGCGAGGCAAGTGTGTTCGTGGACAAGAATATGCGATTTGGGCCAAAGCAAGATAACCCAATAGAGAACATCTCCAATCGTGTTACTGTGCAGGGTCATCCTTTGGCTCTCAACGATTTGGTTATTGTCACAGTGGATGATGTAGAAGGACAGGTAGAAGAAGTGCGTGAGGATAGTTCACCTATCACTGACAACACTGCCCGTACCACTAACGCCGCTCGTCGTGTTGCACGACAGATTCTCAAATCACGCTCGCTCATGAAGGGTGCTATCTCAAGCGCAGGACACATGAATCTCCTTACTTTGCGACCCGGTATGACTGTCAATTATGATGGTGGAAAGAAGGTCGTCACTGAGGTTAAGCACATGCCTATGCGAAACATGAGCGACATATCTATGCTCAATTTGGATACAGGTATTGAGGGCATCCTTCAAGGAGTCACGGAAGGCAGTACCGTGGGTGCTAACGACAATAACCCCGCCACCTATGTACAGGTGGTAGAGCAGAACTTGGCCTTGTTCGGCAAGGTTGAGTTGCGTATCGTATCAGTCGTAAAGGAAAGAGGAGTATTTAACACAGCATACCTTATCGGTG